AGTATTATTAGATCTTTTAAATTTAAAAATAACTCTTTTATTATCATTTAATACATTTATTGTACTTCTAATATAATCTTTATCAATTGATTTATATGAACCATTATATTCAGAAATTTCAATTAAAATTCCATCTTCTGGCATATGAATATGATGATAATCATTTAGGGCTAAACGATATATTATTACACTATATTTTGATCTTATTTTTTGTTCATTAATTAAATCAGGAAGATTAAAATTTTTCCCTTTAATATACAAATTAAGTTTATAATAATTTTTAAAATTAAAAAATATTGCTCTAGATGTAGTTGGTGCATATATAATTTCTGAATTTTTTATAGGAATTAATGGTTCTTTTAATTCTCTAATAAATATATCATTAAAAGATGAATTATTCATTTTATATGTATATTTATCAGTATTAATTTGATAATTATTAATAAAATTATTTATTAAAAAACCACTACTAGATGATTTAAAAAATAATCCCACTAAATATGTTAATAAATATAATAAAGAATCACTTCCAAAATATCGATTATTTAATATATCACGAATTAATATAACAAAAGTAGAATTTTTATATTCTGGTATTAATGTTTTGTATTTTCTAAAATAAATATATCGATCATCTAATTTATTTTGTTTTTCATCTATGTATTTATGTTTGTCAATTTTTTTATAAAATAAAACTGCCTTAACTGTATTGTTATCTTCAAAATTATATGTATTTTCACTATTTTCACTAAAATTTAATTCACACATTTTATTATCAATTTGAATCAATATCTTATTTTGATTTAATAAAGTATAAAAATATAATTCTGTTTCTTCTTTAACTAAATTAATTATATTATTTTGATTAATCGAAAAAATAATTATATTTTTAATATTCCCAATATTTTTTATTTTTAATAACCATTTATTTAATTCCATTTAATATATTTATTATTATTTTTAGATTTTATAAACTAAATTTATTTGACAAACAAATAAATATATCCAGAATTAATTTCACTAGAAATATCTTTTGAAGAAATTTTACTATCATCTAAGCAAACCCAATCATTATACTTATCACTTTTATTTTTATTATAGTAATAAATATAATGTCCTCCTGCAATGGATCCCATATGATATACACACCCTCTTAATTGATAACTTTTTTCACACATTTTAATATTTGGATTAATCATAACATCTTTTGATATTTTTGTAGATCGGCGCTGTCCATGTTCAAATCTTTTTAAATGTACATGCATATATTTAGGTGTTTTTATAATTTTGTCTGATTTTAATGCCACTACATAATCCTTACAATTATTGCAATAATATTTATTATCTCCATTCATTTCTTCTATAGTAGAATAATTTTCAATATATTCATCTAAGTTTGAAATATTATCATCTGATTTTAATCCTACACTTAATTTATATTCAGTAGTTTCAGTTGTACTTACATTATTACACGATAAACATTTTACAACAGTTTTAATACGTATACCAAATAAATAATCAATCATTTTATCTAATGAAATATCTCCTTTGATAATAATATTTTCACATCTCCCCTCTTTTATTTCTTTTTTAATAACATCATCGATTTCTCCAATAAAATAGTTAATTACTTCATCTGCATCATCTTGATTACCAATTTTATATTTTTTATTTAAATTTGTGTAATGTTTAACTAATTTAATTGGAGAAACTGCAGAATTTGAATTTTTTTTATATTCTTCAATAAATTCCTGAAGTAAAATAATTAATTCATTTTTACAATTAAGATTGGTAATAAAATTCATAAAAACACTACATCTTAAAATACTTTGAAATGCTGAATTAAAAAAACATGTATTGCCGTGATTATGTAATCCACTGTAGTATTCATTATTCATTTAGTATATGTATATAAATATAATTAATAATAATTTTTTATATAAATAAATTTTTTAATCAATTTTTTACAATCAATTTTTATAATCTAATACTTCTAGATTAACTTTTTTATAGTAATCATCAATTAATTCTAAATTCTGAATTACTAAAGAACTAGAATGTGCACGAGGTAAAGTAGCAGATCTTGTTTTTTTATCACTCACATTCATAAAGTGTACGTGAAGTTGCCACGTAGATGGATGATAGTGAAAAAAAGTTAAAATATTATCTAATTTAAAATCATAATGTTTACTAATAACTTCACAACCTATTTGAATACTTTCTTTAAGCATTTTAATATGAGAACTATCTAAATCTCTAATAGAACGTAAACGTTTATCTTTATAAATACCTAAAATATGAAGTTCTCTAATATTACGATTCCATTTCCAATCAGGAATAATAATAATATTATCATCTTCAAATATAATTGATTCTTGTTCTGCTTTATGATCAATAATATTATAGATCCATTCTTTCTGTTTTAAATTATCTTTAATATCTAATTTTAAGTAATCATTATAAGTTTCAAATTTTAATTTAGATTTATAAAATATTTCCTTAGGAATTTTATTTTTTATAAAAATTTCGGTAGTAATTTTGATAGAAGTATTAGAATGTCTGGATCGTTTATTTCCAGTGGATGTATTAGAAATACTCGGAGTATTCATCTTATTATATACTATATGATATTCAAAGTAATTATATATTAATTCAATTTTTTTTATTTAGTTACAACTAAAATTATAATAATTTTAGTTACAACAAAAATATATTATAATTTTTAATATACAATATATTTTTTCAAAAATAATATATATTAAATGAGTTCTTTAAGAAATAGTGCAAATCCATTAAGTAGTAATTATTTATCATCACCTCAATCAGATACTGGCTTAAAATCATTTCAAAATGCACCAGTATTAAAGCCATCAAATTTTACTTCTGTTCAAGCTATACTTAAAAATAATCCTCCTGAAGTTACAATAAAAACTGGCTCACCTAAAATTGTTGTTAAAGCCTCTACTCCCAATAAAGTAAATATCACTGTTACTAAACCTAAAGAAGCACCTAAAAAAGCTGCAGAAAAAGTTAAAGCAACCGTTAAAGCCTTAGTTAAAACTGTTACAAAAGTAACTCCTAAAGTAACACCTAAATTAACCCCCAATACAAAAGCCGCTGTTAAAGCAGTTGCTAAAAAAGTAGCTAAGACTACAACTAGCACACCCAAAACAAAAGCTGATGTAAAAGCATTAGTTAAAGCAATTACAAAAGTAACCCCAAAAGTAACACCTAAATTAACCCCCAAAACTAAAGCTGCTGTTAAAGCTGTTGCTAAAAAAATAGCTACAAGCACAACTGGAACACCCAAAGCTGAGGTAAAAGCATTAGTTAAAGCAATTACAAAAGTAACACCTAATGTAACACCTAAATTAACCCCAAAAACAGTAGCCGCTGTTAAAAAAATAGCTGTAACTACAACTGCAACACCCAAAGCAACTCCTAAAACAAAAGCTGAGGTAAAAGCAGTAGTAAAAGCAATTGTTAAATCAGTAAACAATGTCTCACCTAAATCATCACCAAAAGTTACTACTCCTGTAGTACAAGCTGTAAAGGCTGTTGCAAAAGCAGTAGCTGCCCAATCAAAAACTGCTAATAATGTAAATGTTGTTGTTAATAGAACTACATCACCCAAAGTTGTTATAACTCCTACAACTGCAGTTAAAATTGAAGTAGCTAAAAAAGTTTCATCACCAGTAAAAGAAGTAGTTGTAAAAACAGTTCCTGGATCAATGCCTAAAATTGAAATTAGAACTACTAATAAAAGCAGTGCTCCTAGTATAACAGTTACTAAACCCCCTGAAATTAGTACCCCCAAAGTTTCTGTAAGAGATGTTAAAAAGAATGAAACACCTAAAGTAACTATTAAACCAGTTGTTGCATCTGCATCTGTACCTTCAGTAACTATAGTTAAAGCTACCTCTGCTCCAGTAACTACTAAAGTAGCATCACCTTCTTCTCCTGTATCTCCAACATCAAGTCCTGCTCCTTTACTCGCACTTCCTAAAGTTATAACTAATGCAGTTTCTATGGTTGCTAAAGCAGCTAATATGGGTACAACTAGCCCAACTCCAACACCTGTAACACCTGTAACATCTGCAACACCAGTAACTTCTGCAACTGTAGTATCAAGTCCTTCTGTAACTCCTAATAAAGTAACTGCTTCAAAGATTGAAAAATTTACCACTGGATCAAAGATTGGTGTAGGCATGGGTGCATTAGTTTTTGTAGTAATAATAGCTATAGCTATAGTATTAGCATACAGAAATGGTGTAACCTTAAATTCTTTATTAGCTCGTATGGGTATGGCTCGATCTTAATTTATTAATTTCTTTGTTTATAAATATTTTAAATAAAATATTTATAAATAGTTAATCTTAAAATACTTTCTTAAGATAAAGTAAATATTTATTAAATCTTATACCATCTTTTTTTCTTATTTTAAATATATCTATTAATATACTCATATTATTAATTAATGTTTTTACTTCTTTTTTATACATCTTTTTAGCATCTAATTTAAAATCATCTTTTTGTATAGTATTACTTAATTTACTAATATATAATTTATCAGTCTTTAATTTAACAATTGCATTTTTTATTGTCATAGTTACATCTGGATCATTTAATATTATTTGTAAATTAGGATCATCTATAAGTAAAAAACTGAGATTTATTGATTCACCTTCCATTATATAATTATATAATATAATAAATATAAAATATTATAAAATATATTATATAATATATTACAATATAATGGATAAATTAAATGATTATATTAAACAATTATATACTAGACAATCATATATTAAAGGAGGGGATATTCCAGATAAACCTTATGTTCCTCAATATTTTCCTGAGAAAAATGATGAAGTATTAATTGATGAAGTTGGAAAGTATTCAATTAGTAAACCTTACATAACTCAAATTTTAATAAAATTAATAAAAAAAAATATTAGAAATTCAGTACCATTATCAATGTTAAGAATAACAGATGGTACTGCATCAATTGGAGGAGATACTTTAGCTTTTTCAAAAGAATTTCAATCTGTAAACTCAGTAGAATTTGATAAAACAAGATTTGATTATTTAAAACATAATATGAATTTATTTAAAAGATATAATATAACCTTTTATAATGATAGTTATTTAAATCTTTATAAAAAATTAACTCAAGATATTATTTATATGGATCCTCCATGGGGAGGACCTGATTATAAAAATATAAAAAATCTTACATTATCATTAGGTGATAGAAAAATGGATGATTTATGTAGAGATATTATTGAAAATAAATTATGTAAATTAATAATTTTAAAATTACCATATAATTATGATCTATCAACATTTAATTTTAAATATAAAAAATACCTAATTAAAACTATTTTATTTATTTTTATAAATGTATATTAGAATCTGCATTCTTGATAGGCTACTGGAAATGGTACTGCATCCCGAATGTTTTCCATACCAGTACAAATTCTTACTAGGCGATCAAATCCTAATCCAGCTCCTGCCGTAGGAGTAGATCCATTCAATCTTAAATCAATATACCATTTTAATTTACTTGCATCCATTTTTCTTTCATTCACTGTTTTCATTAATTTTTCATAATTTTCTTCTCTTACCGATGATCCAATTAATTCACCCAATCCTGGTATAAGTAAATCACATGCTTGTACAGTTTTACCATCATCATTCTGTTTCATATAGAAGGACTTGAGATCTTTGGGATAATTGTAAACAAAAGTAGGAGATTTAAAATGCATTTCTGCAATATATTTTTCACAATCTGATCCTAGATCATCTCCCCATTTAGGTAGATCTTTTAATTTATACTGTTTCTTAATTTCTTCAGCATTATCTTCTATTATTTTAATTGCTGTATCATAAGTAGTTCTCATATATGGTTTACTAATAAATTCTTTTAATTTATCAATAATCCCTTTACTAGTAAATTTATTTAA